TGATATAAAGAAAAATATCAAGGACTGGCACTGGCACTAGCACTGGCACTGGCACTAGCACTGGCACTGGCACTGGCACTGGCACTGGCACTGGCACTGGCACTGGCACTGGCACTGGCACTGGCAGCGAAAATATATCAATATGATAAAACATACAAATACCGACGCAAAGTACATATCTTTGGCTGTTTCCGAAGCAGAAAAATCACATTTGCGAGCAAGACTTGGATGTGTTGCGGTAGTGTCCGGAAAAGCAGTTGCGCGTGGTTATAATAATTACCGAACATATTCTAAAGATGGTATGATTGAAAAAAGTTGTTCTTGCCATGCTGAAATGGATGTACTTCGCAAATGTTTAAAGCAAAATATAACAAAGAAAATATCTTTATATATAGCCAGAGTGACTATAAATGGTGAATTGGCGTGCTCCGCACCATGTATAGATTGCTTTATGAAAATGAAGGACTTTAATATGAGAACTCTCATATACATAAATCACGACGGAGAAATAATAAAGCGAAATTTCGATGATTTCCATACAACACATATATCAAGTGGAAAACGGGCGCTACTTCTCAAACGGGTCAAATGTATATGATATTTATCCAGTACTATGTGTCAAATTATAGGTTCGTAATTTATAATAAAGATCATCATATGACATTAAAATTTGATAAAACCCCAAAGGAAAAAAAATATGCCACATAACATGACCAAATACAGTATATTCGTTACAATATGCTTCCGAAATAATCCAACAAGATGCCCCGAAAGATGACACTGCCAAATAACGTATATAAGGTAATTTATGTCGAAGAGCAATTTCTCGAATATAATAAATCGTAGGTCCCAGGTAAATAGCAAACAAAAACGCAAAATATTGATCAAATCGAATGACACTATTTATTGTGAAAAATCCGTACATATAAAGTAAATTCCAAACGTGGTATTTTTTACGTTTCCCTTTATGATAATACAATTGAATAAGTCCATATAAGGCAAAATAATTAGCCAATATCATGGGTATTTCGTCCGCTTGTTTTCCTAACCATGTTAAATAATAATGATAATAGAAACTTCCGAATCCATTCAATATGAGATAATACGCAACATTTGTAAAGGGTTGGTAATTTGGGAATCCGACAATAAATGGAACCGTACTTATTATTAATGAAGTAAACGCATTATATATTTCAGGTGGTTCATTGTTTTGTAATCTTGATTCGCAAAAATTATGATGAAATCGAATCGGATCATTCGTATGATCATTGTAATTACTTATAGAAAATGACCCCACAAACAAGGCAAGTAATAATCCATATTGTAACCACATTTACATATTATTAATAACCATATTTATATAGTTATTAATGGAAAAAACTTATAATTGGAGAAAAGGGTTTAAATTCGTTAATCTAAATATTATCATAAATTATTATGGTTGAAGAGAATCAGAGCCCCAAGTTTAGTGATGAATTTCGTACTTCGATTGTTGATTTTACCAATGATTTGAGTCCAACTTTTCCGGAATATTCCCATTTATGGAAAAAGTGGAGTGACTCAAATACAAATGAGGATGAGTTTCAACAATTATTTGATCATTGTCTCAAAGTGTATCCTGAGCGTTTTTTTGATATTTTGAATCAAAAGACCCATATATTTGAGGAAAGTGGATCTATCAATGTGGAATTTCTACCTGGTGTAGATTTTAAGATACTATATAATGGCGAAGGCGTTAGTGATAAAATTCGCGAATCGATTTGGAAATATTTACAGATAGTTTTGCTTATTGTGGTCAAATCACTTCAAGATAAATTAAATTTCGGAGATGCTATGAAAATGTTCGATGATTTGAATGTAGACGATTTACAAAACCAATTGGAAGGTGTTTTAGGAAATATTACTAATTTTTTCGAGGAAAACCTCAAGGAAAAACAAACGGAAGGACAAGATGGTAATGAATCAAGTGAACCCAAAATGCCCAATATTCCTAAGATGGATGAATTAAATGATCATTTACAGTCATTGTTTAATGGTAAAATTGGACAGTTGGCAAAAGAATTAGCTGATGATATGGGAAATGATTTAGCAGAATCGTTAGGTAAAGATATGGAAGGCGTAACTTCGACAAAAGACGTCTTATCTAAACTTATGCAAAATCCTGACCAAATGGGTAATATTATTAATTCTGTTAAAAACAAATTAACGAGTAAAATGGAATCTGGTGAAATTTCCAAGGAAGATCTAATGAATGAAGCAAATGAGATGATGAGTAAAATGAAAGACATGGGAGGTGCGTTTGGCGGCATGGAAGGATTAGGGGGATTAGCCGGATTGGGAGGCATGGGTGGATTGGAAGGTATGGGTGGATTGGGAGGTATGGGCGATATGTTTAAATCAATGATGGGAAAGATGAATATGCCAAAGGATACTCGAGTTGATGCGAATAAAATGAGTCAGGCACAAAAGCACGCAACATTGAAAGAGCGTTTGAAGGCGCGCGCATTAGCAAAGAAACAAGATGAAGTTGTGAAACAATTGGAAGAAAAAGCGCTTCGTATACGTAAAGAGCGCGAATATAATGAATATATGGCAGCAAACCCGAAATTAATGGAAGAATTAATGAATGAACCTAATGAAAAAGATCCAAATGTATTAAGTGCGAGTCAGAAAAAACGTGCTAAGAAAAAGGCGAAGAAACAATCGCAAAAGGAACAGGTCCAACAATCAGCATAAGTAATAATATCATTTTATATTTAGTCAATATATAACATGGTTGTTTTAGAAAGTCCAAGAACAAAAGAAAGCGTTCTTCGAAAAAACATTAATTTCCATAAATAAATAGTGTGCTACTTATTTATAGAATGGTAAAATTAACGAAATATATTAGTATCCGTATTTTTATGATTAGTTTAGCAATTGGTATATTCGTTGTATATCTGACTACAGATACAACTCGTACCATTTATATTTATCCCACACCTGAAAATGTGGAACTCATGTTATACAGAGACAAAGCAGACCAATGTTTTGCTTTTGAACAGGAAGAAGTCTCATGTCCAAGAAATCCTATGAATATTGAAAAAATACCAATTCAAGGATAATTTTTTGATTGATCATAAAATAGTGGGTTTATATATATATGAACTTTAAACGATTACTAAATACATCTTCCGGTAAAATTATTATTTCTATCATGTTAGGGTTTGGATTAGCAACTATTTTTCGTAAAACATGTAAAGATAAGAATTGTTTAACATTCAAGGGACCTATTTTAGGAGATATTGACGGAAAAATTTACAAACACGGTGAAAAATGTTTCAAATATAGTCCGAACTCAATGCCATGTGATAAAAATAAAAAGATCGTTGATGTCGAATAATGCGATTATAATAGTAACATTAAATGTGTACTATTATATAGTTTTTTTATGGAAAAATCCACTACAAGTATTGCTGAATTACCTCAATCATCCGGAATACAGAATTTACGTCCATCAGTACAAATACCTCAAGTATCTCAAGTATCTCATGTCCAAGAACCAAACCAAAATTTACCCGTTTCTACACAGCAAATTTCAAACGAATTTTATGGACAGGTTTCAGGACAAGCACAATATACACAGCAACAACAGTCACAAATGGGCGAGGATCAAATAAATTACCAACCCATAAATTTACATCCAAATCCATATGGAACACCTCAAGTAACACCTGAGGGACTACCCTTGCCCGAATCTTCGCCACAACGCACTCAAAATGCTGTACCGGAAGAAAATTATAATGTTGAAAATATGCCCCAACAAGGTTTGCCGTCACGTGATATACCCATGGATACTCTTGGATACCAACAAGACAGTGAAATTAAACCAAACCACATACCAAGTGTGAAATTAACTTCTGATTATATTCGAGATTATGAAAATGCGAATGAAGAAGAATTGAAATTACATAAACAGAACAAATATAGGCAGGAAACCGCACATGAAGCTATTAACGATTTTCAAGTACCTATTTTAGTTGCGGTATTGTATTTCTTATTTTCGATGCCGATTGTCTCTACATTTATGCGAAAACATTTGACTTTTTTGAAAATATACAATGAAGATGGAAATTTTAATATGATGGGACTCATTTTTAAAAGTATTTCGTTTGGAAGTTTGTTTTATTCCATGAACACTATTTCAAACAAATTAAGTAATTTGTAAATCAACTTAAAATAATTAGACTATTATAGTTGTAATGGCAGGAGAAATATTTTTGATAGTCGGAGTTGTAATTATTATAACATGCGCATGTTTTATACTTTTTGAGTGCGAGTGTTGTCAATTGGGCGAAGATGAAACGCAACCTATGTCAGAAAATGAAAATATAGAACTTTGACCGTTTATAATGTATTGAATAAGTATTTTTATCATCATAGTTTATATGATGATAAATGCCGAAGATTTAGAAATTAATCAGATATGTTTATTGAAAAACAAACAACAGGGAAAATTAGTAAAAAAAGTGAAATTTTCACAGGGCGACGATGAAGAAAATGTATATTACGCATTACATTTTGAAATTGATAATAAAATTCAAACAGCGATTTGCTGTTGGGATGATAAAATAACATTACGATGAAGAAATGCTTTTATACATTTTAATATAATTTTTTTCATCAATCGTTAATTCATACCCAAATTCGTATGAAGTATCAACCTTCTCAATATTGTAATCTTGAATATTCATTTTTTTCATAATAGTTTCAAGTTGATCTTTAATATAGGTGTTTTTTACTACTTCCCCGTTACAATTTACACGGTGTGCCAGTTTAAACGTCCGTTTATCACTGTTAGTAATTTTCGCATCATGGGATGATTCAATAGCACTGCGAAGTAATGATTCCATTTTAAGTTGTCTTTTATTACGATTTTGAATTACATAATAATAAAAATCAATTTTATATACTTTTACATGTATGAAAATAATAAAAAATACAATATCCGCGAATATACTATTTATGATATGTCATTGGGTCTTACAACATGAGAGAATTTCTTCACAATACCTATAAATACAGCATCTTTAAATAGACTAGGTCCGTTATCACGTTTTATTTCCGTAACTTCTACTTCATCATCTTTATCATTTATATAGAATATTCTTTCGCCCTTTTTCTTTGGTGAATCACAATCCCGATATTTATTTTTGTATTGCGTTTTAGAGTACCATCCGTATAATAATTCCATTTTATCTTGGGTTATGTTATATATCTATATAATAATATAACAAAATCAATTTTATATATTGTTCATATAAAATTGAACAAACTATGTTCATGTTATGAATAGCAATAATAACACGAATAAAATGGGTAATATACATTCCAATAACATTGTTAATGAAAACCAAAACTGTCTAATTTGCTGGGATGAAGTCGATCATATTGAATTAGTTCAATGTATGCGTTGTAATATTCATTTACACGCATATTGCGAAGAAACGTATAGAGGAGGGAAGGGATATTGTAAATGCCCTCATTGTCAACGAATAGGGACTTTGGGTGTATCCGAAATTGTAAGGAAATCTAAAGATAAAGAAGTGCCTGTTTGAAAAAATATTTAAAATCCTCTTAATAAATTGCGAAAACTAAGACGTCGTTTTTTTGCTGTTTTGTTTGAAGATTTGCCTTTTAATTCTTTCTTGGACTCTTCTTTTACGGATTTTTCTTTTAATTCTTTCTTGGACTCTTCTTTTGCGGATTTATCTGGTTTTTCGTTTTCATCGATTGTATCTGGTTTTTCTTTTTTCAACTCCCCTGGACTATATTTGAGGAAATATTTTTCATATTCTTTAGATCCTCTTTTCTTTTGAAGTTCAAGGAACCTTGTTGTTTTCTTTGCACGAATATTTTCCATAGTTTCTTGTTTCCCAATACATTTTGGTCCGAACCGTTTCAACAATCCGCGCTGTGACAAACGATTACGCTGTTCCAATTCAAATAAATACCTGGACATACATAGAATACGATCCACGTAATAATAGTCTGTTTTTGCATAAGTAAACGCCAAATAAAAACTCATAATTGTATCAATTGTGCCAACATTTATTTCCTTTTCTTGGACTTTCAAAACATTATAATTGTGACAAGCAATAGGTTTATAAATAAATCCCAAAATTTCGTTCTTGTATCTAATTTCAATATGTTCGGGAATGATTTCGCCAATAGGATCATGTTCAATAACCTTTACGTTTTTATATCCTGCGTCTTCTAGACGTTCCACAATAATGGTTGAACATTCCTTCGGATTTTCAGCAAGTACATCAAAATCGGGTATTTTATCTATAAATTGTTTATCTTTCTTGGACATGTGTCGAGAGTATAGACTTGCGGCATAACCACCAAAGAAAACTACTCCTAAATCAATAAACGTATCGCGCATAATAAAATAGATTTTTTCAGAATCATTTTTGGTTTCATCCATTTTTCGTAAAAAATCCACCTTTTCACAGTCATATTGGATTTTCATAGGATGATGTTTATTTAATAAATTCAGGCGTTTCAATACTTTTTCCCAACGACTAATGTCGCCTGCAGGACGAGATAATTCTAAATACATACCCATGCGTAAAAAGTTCGGTGGCACATATTTAATACCCCCCACTGAAACACATTCTTTGGATAACGAATCAAATAATTCTTTATGAAGACTCGTAATATCGGCCATAGGAATAAAATTGACAAAAACTTTATATGTACCATCATGAACGCCTGATTTGGCTTCTACTTGTTCATACCCTTCTTTATAATAAATATCAGCTAGTTCTTTTGCGTGAACTAAAGCATTATCAGAATAGAAATCATAATCGGGTATTTCATAGTCTTTATTATAAAATTGTGCGTGTTTGGGCAAAATATTATTAATTGCCGTTCCACCGTAACACAAAAGTTTCTTTGTTTTCAAGAAATTTTCCACAATTTCAATCATTTTCTTGATTTCATCGCTGGACGCGAGTTTTTGACCCGAAATTTTTTCATTGCTGTCTACTGCTTGACGCAATATTGCTAATTCGCAATCATCAAAAGACATATTATTTGCACATTCAGTCGGAATAAATTTTGTCTTGGATGTATTTTTCATAAATGTCTTTTTTTTTGTTTTATTTTTTCCCATTTATATAATAACCATAAAAAAGTATTATATAAAATTATTCGTAGACGTTTACTACATTTTCGATCCGCAAAAATGCGCTCTTCTTTTTGGCAAAGATCTCTTCATACACGCGTAAATTCGAATCGTTTACGTAAAATGCTTGGGCAACTACTTGAACACCATACTGTCGTATTAAATAATCAGTATCTGAATTTTTACTTGCCCCCCAAAAAGATGTGTTTGGAAAAACAATTCTAAATAAGTATACTCCCGGATCTGGCGGATTAATCGGTTGGTATGTGAGATCACTTTGACTGTATGTTCTAACCGTTTGAGAATTACTGACTAAATTAATGACATTTGTTAAACTATAGCAGTCGGTATTATCAGGAGCACATGTGGCATAATTTTGAAATCCAGGGGAAGAATGTTGGTCAACTATGACTACGATTTTGCCAAGAAAATCAGTCACTTGACTATCTAAATTTACAGGAACGGCACTTCCGTCGCTTTCGGTATATAATTTGGGTCCAAGACCCCCCTTTATAATTTGAGCAATCTTAGAGTAAGCAGTTGAATCATATGTCTTGATGCGTAAATGTAAAAACAGAGGGTCTTCTGAATTAGGAGATATTTCGGAAAAAGCATTTGATAAAATAGTAGAGCAAACACCCGAAAACGAAACGGCTGGCGCTTCAGACGTAAATGTTTCTAAAGATTGTTTGTTCGTACTATATGCAACAATAGGAATATTGTCTTTCATATATATCTCGAAGTCCAAGAACCGACAACCCTTTGATAATACGTATTTTATCATATTCAAATTCATAAATCCATTTGTGTAAGCACTATTGGACGATGACTTAATCACAAAATTACGTAACGCATTATCATCTGAAGCACTAAAACTGGCATTTTTAATAGCAGATGTATTTGTGGTCCCTTCTATTTTACTTAATTGCGCACGCTGTGTGGAATTGGGAGTATCTTCATACGGGAGGGGTTTAGACGTAGGATCCTTGTCTTTATTTTTTGTAATCATGGAATACATGAAATACACGACTAATATTAATGCTCCTATAATTAAAGTATAATCAATCATATTTTGTAGAAGGTTTGACATTCTATTATATAAAACGTAGATAAAGTAATTAAAAAATATAGACATTTACTATATATTAAAATGCCCGGGGGTCTATTAAATATAATTTCAGTAGGGAATGCAAATTTGTTTTTAACAGGAAACCCATCGAAAACATTTTTCAAAGTGACTTATTCTAAATATACGAATTTCGGACTTCAAAAATTCCGATTGGACTTTGATGGACAACGTGAATTACGATTAACTGAATCTTCTAAATTCACGTTTAAAATGAAACGTTATGGTGATTTATTAATGGACACTTATTTGGTTTTGAATTTGCCTGATATTTGGAGTCCGATATGGCCCGCAAATTCACATCCAGATAGTCCTTATTATACAAATGGTGAATATTCGCCATATGATTTTAAATGGATTGAAAATTTAGGTGCTCAATTAATTGAAGAAATTGAAATTATTGGTGGTTCGCAACTTATTCAAAAATATTCAGGACAATATTTGCGAGCAATGGTAAGTCGTGATTTTACAAAAGAGAAAAAGGAATTGTTTGACGCCATGACTGGAAATGTACCTGAACTAAACGATCCCGGAAACAATCCACATCGCACATTTACATCACCTTATAAAACAAACACATATCCATCAGCAAAACATACTACTAACACAAGTGGTGCCGAACCGTCTATTCGTGGAAGACAGTTATATATTCCATTAAATACATGGTTTACTTTAGATAATCGATGCGCATTTCCTTTAATCGCACTTCAATATCAGGAATTAACGATCAATGTGACATTAAGACCCATGTATCATCTTTTTCAGGTAAGAGATGTATTTAATAGTGCTGATGGGTTCCCATATGTTCAAATTAATCCGGGTGCTGATCAATTCCAAATGTATCGTTTTTTACAAACCCCACCTTCAACTGATCTAACAAGTGGAAATTATTCGAATAAATTGAATACATGGAATGCCGATGTTCATCTGATGTCCACATACTGTTTTTTG